TACCTCCTGACCTACGGAAGAATATCCCCCAGAATTTTCTAGATGCTTCCTTTCACACTCCTGCAAGACGGAGTCTTTCTCTTCAGCAACCTGTGGATGCTGCTGCTGATATAGACTGGGGGAGAAGAGGTGGGATTTGGAGAATGAGAGTCTTGAACCCATCAATACAAGCTCAGCAAGTCTATCTTTCTTATCTGGAGAAATGGGCAAAGGAGTTTTCTGGTATGGGGGAAAGGTTAGGACTTGATAAACCTCATTGGTGGCAACTTCAGGCTAAAGCAGACTTCCATGAGAGAAGGTTTAACTTGTGTCATCAAGTAGGAGAAGAGGACTTATTAGTCCCAGCAGAAGACCTTCTATTGCGGGAGAATATAGCTCCACTACTTGAAGGTCTTGAAAGGGAACAGAGTATAGCTTTGATAGAATATGCCAAAAAGATGAGAGAATTCTATCTGAGAGCCCTGGCAGAGGATAACTTGGTCAGAGTTAAGATTGGTCTTGAGCCTATTGAGCCTGTAAAGAATTATCTTCCTGATATGCTTAGAGCTAGTGTCTGGGGAAGATTCTGGGGAATAGAGCAAAAGCCTGAAGTTGTAGCTGATGTGGGATTATCTCCTGACCTCATGAAGCCTTCTAGAACTGTCAATATCCACGAATTGGCAAAGAAAGGAGGTTTGAAGGATTACGAGAAGGAAAAGAATACAGATAAACTTTTCTTGGATTATGTTGCTGTTATTGGCAGAGAGATGTTCTATACCCCAGTTATCCAGAATAATAAGGGTTATGTTGCAAATCTCAGAGAAAGAGGCTATGAGACACTTGCTACCTATCTGGAAGATATGACACTGAGAAGATTGGCGGGTGTTCCAGACCCTCTTACCAGATGGAGGCAGGAGAATATCCCTCCATTTCTTTATAATCCTGTTATGGCAGCTCGCAGGAGACTTAATCCTGCTCTGTTTGGAGTTAATCTTCCCTGGAATCTTGCTGTCCAGACTTCTTCCTTCAATTTCCTATGGGGTATAGTAGAGCCTAAATATATTATTAGGGCTTTCATGAATTATCTTTTTAATCCTGCTGCCAGACAGATAATAGAGGAGAATGTTCCTTCCTTTATTGTTAAGCAGAAAGGGAGAGGTTCACTTGTTCTTCAAGATATAGGACACTCTGTTTCTGAGTACCAAACTCTTATGAGAAGTTCTCTTGAATCGGTAGATGACCTGGTAACTATGCCTACTAAGTTTCTGGAGAGGTATCTTCAGGGTATTTCTGCTTTGGCAGGATGGTATCAAGGAGAAGCTATGGGCTTGGAAGGAGAGAAACTTGTAGCTTATGCTTCAGATATTGCAGCAGCTACTCAGTCAGAATATGATGTAATGAATCTTCCTCCAGTGTATGGTTCACCAGAGATAAGGCTTATGGCTCCTCTCCAGACCTTTATGTTCACTGCCCTTACTAGGTTAAGAGAACATATTCCTTATATTCAGGTACTAAAAGCAGGAGAATGGTCAACTGTTGATGCTGCATTGGATAAAAGAACCCAATCGTTGCTCATAGAAAAAGAAGGGCAGACAGTAGATACCAATACACCAGAAGGAAAAGCCTCTTTTACTGTGAGAGCAAGGCATATTATAGCATTCCTGATGGGTATGTGGGTTATCAACATGGTGGGGGATAAGCTTACAGGTAGAGAGCCCTGGGAAGAGAGTTCCTTTGTCCCTATGTCTAATCTCCTAATGTTGGCTGTTGACCCCAGAAATACTTGGAATTTCCCATATCCTTATCGGTGGGCTAATGACTTTTGGAGAGGCTGTAATGCTGTTGTTAAATATGGCAACTGGCAACCATTATTGAACAGATGGCTTATCAGATACCATGCTCCAGCAGGGTTTGCCACATCTAGAACTATTGAATATATGCTAGCAGCGAATCGTGGGGAACACCAGGATGTCAAAGGGGATAAACTATTTGATGTAGAAGGATTTAAGGCTGAAGATTGGAGGGCTTGGTTTCAAGGAGTCTGGTACACGAAAACAGGCAAAGAGTATAGGGAAAGAATGATAGAAGGACTCGACCCAACAACTGTACAACTGATAAGAGATTTAGGAGGGTTGGAGAAGCAGTTGGGGACTAATGTAGAAGGTAGATATTATACACTTGGTAATTATGGAACAGAAGTTATGGGTATGTTCAAAAAGCTAAATGTTCCTGAATGGCAATTGATAGAAGATATAGTTCCTTATCCTGAACTCTTCAAGTTTAGACTCCAGTGTGAGATAATTTGGGAGGAATATAATAAACTTCCCAGTAATCAGCGAATAGAGTATCGGAGGACTCATCCTTATCTGGATGCTACTCTGTATTTCTGGGAGAAAACAAGAACATTAAGGTCGGCTGAGGCTAAGGAAGAACTTGAGCAACTCTTCAAGTATCTTACGCCTGGTAACCCAAGAGCCCACTGGAGAGGATTGCCAGAAATTCCTGATTATGCTAAACTCTTGCCAGAATAAAACTTGACAACCAGAAAAGGAGTATGATATACTACCAGCAAAGGAGGTACTTTAATAATGGCAGACAAAGTTGATGAAGGGAAGCAGAGTGTGGAAGGGACTGAAGGTAAGTCCCATCCAGATAGTGTCCCCTGGAATGAGTATGTGGGTATCAAAGAGAGTCTTGGTAAGAAACTTGATGCTGCTACTCAAAAGGTGCAATCCCTTGAAGAACAAATCAAAAGTGCAGTCAGTCCTGATGAGTTCAGTAAGACCAAAGGTGAGCTAGAGAAAATCAAAGCTGACCACCAGAAAGTCTCTGATGAACTGAAGTCCATTAAGGACAAGAGCATCTCAGAGAAGAGAGATTACCTTAGAAGTAAAGGTATCTCTGAAGAGGACTTAAAAGTCATGTCTGAAGAAGCTCTAGGAGCAACAGCAAAGGTACTGGAGCACTATAAGCCAAAACCTGATATGGGAGGTGGGGGTGGAAGTGTGGGACTAAAAGGTTCTCCTTTAGAATTGGCAAGACAGGCTTATTCACAATCTAAATAAGGAGGAATAAAATATGTGGACCTTGGCGGAATTGAGCAAACTTGAGACTGATGTCTTGCGTAAGTCTATCATTGATAGTCTTTTGATGGAGTCCAATCTCATGGAGCTTTGTCCTTGGGAGACTATTGGACAGCTTTCAATAGGTATAGTCAGGATACAGGACTTACCCAGTATTGGTTTCAGGCGTCTCAATGCAGCCTACGATAGTACAGATATTGGACACTTTGAGCAAAAGGTGGAACAGATTTCCCTGTTTGGTAGGGATATTGACACTGATGAAGCACTAGCCAGAGCTAAGAATACTATAGCTGATGCTAGAGCAATCCAGCAACAGTTGGTAACGAAGTCTATGGCTTATGCCTTCAATGACAAATTCATCAATGGCATTATCAATGCTGATTACCCCTTGGAGTTCAAAGGGCTAAGAGTAAGGATAGATGACATCAATACAGAAGGCTATACTGGACAGAAAGTAAATGCTGACTGTGGTGGTATTGGTATCCTTAATGCCTCAGCTAGTAGCCAGAAGTTCCTTGACAAGTTAGATGCTCTCCTTTATGCCATTGATGGTCATAAACCTGAGTATCTTCTGATGAACCAGAAATGCTTGTTAGCAGTCCGCTCTCTTCTTCGTAGAGAGAGACTCCTGGACAATACCAGGGACATGTTTGACAGAGTAATTGATGTTTATCAGGGTACCAGGCTGATTGATATTGGTGTAAAGGCTGACCAGAAAACAGAGGTTATCACTAATACTGAGACTTCAGCGGGGTTAGATGGTTCTTCTGAGCACACATCCATCTATGCAGTGAAGTTTGGTGTTGGTGAGATGACCTGGGGTCTTCAAGAGTTCCCTCTTGAAGTCAAGGACATGGGTGAGTTAGAGACCAAGCCCAGCTTCCGTACCAGAGTAACTTGGAATCTTGGATTGGCTACTGTCAATCCTAGAAGTCTTGGTAGGCTGTATGGAGTCATACCTGATGCTTCAAGTTAGAGCTAAAGTAGGAGTGCTGGGTCAAATCAGCACTCCCTATAAACTAGGAATGGTCAGTCTTCTTTGTTAAAATAAGATAAAAGGAGGATAAGACAGTGATTATAGATAGTTTGGGGATGCTAAGAGCAGATGGTAGTTCACCTAGAATAGGTGCTACTGAAGCAGGGTCTGTTAGCCTTACCAGAGATGCTACTTCTGGTAAGGTAGTCTTGGATGTTAGAAAGACTCCTCAAAGGGGTCTCCCTATTGTTGTCCTTACCGATGATGATACAGGGACTTCTACTGATAAGACTATGGCAGTTACTATTGAAGCTGCTAATGAATTGGCTTTTGATACGACCAATGAAGTAGTAGCTACCTTCCCTGCAGTCAGTCATGGTGCTTTGGCTACCTTGATGGTCAGAAGGGTTCACACCCAGAAGAAATACCTCAGAAGTGTTATCACTGCTGCAGGTGCTAATGGGACAATAGCTGTGGACTTTCTAATCTTCATAGGTCATTCTTGGATGAACACTTAATCTTAGGGTGGTACATGTACTGTACAGTACTGTACAGAGAGGGAGGGTAGTTACAATCTGCTTTCCCTCATTGACTAAAAGGAGGGAATAATGCCAGTAATTGAGATACAAAGATTGGACAGAGCCAGTAGTGATGAGCAGATAAAAGCTGCCATCAGTTCCTGTATAGCCACTGAAGTTAATGCAGGTCATCCTCAAGACCAAGCTGTGGCGATTTGCTACAGCATGGCACGGGATAAGACTGGTAAAGAATTAGCTCCTGCTGGGGGTGAATAATGGCTAAGAAATGGATAGCAGGGGCAATAGAGCAAAAGGGTGCTCTAAGGGAATACTTTGGAGTGAAGGAAG